AAGTGGTGAAACTCAAATCCACGTAGTAAAATATGAGTCAGTTAAAGCAATGGTTGACACAATTTTAACTGAAATAGGAGAAGTGGATGAAAATTTAGGTATGAAAAATAATGAGGTTACTATTCCCTTTAAAATTGCTTTTAATACACTTTTAATGAAAAAAATAATAAATAAAATATAAAACATGAACCAAGAACAAATTTTAAAACTAGAAGAATCCATTCAGAAAATGAGGGATAAGAAGTCAAGAATTTATTTTATAGTACAAGACACTAAAGGAAATGCAAAAGCGTCAATACGTTACATTTACGAAATGGCTATGTCACTAAAAAATAATGGATTTAATGCCATAATACTACATGAAACCCCTGAATACTTTGGTGTAACAGATTGGTTAGGTGAGGAATATATGACAAATTTAGATCACAAATCTATTGAAGGAACTAATTTAGAAATCTCACCTGAAGATTTAATTGTTATTCCAGAAATTTACGGATTCATAATGGATCAAATAACTAAACTACCTTGTGGTAAAATTGTGTTATCACAATCATACGATTACATTTTTGAAACACTACAACCTGGACAAACTTGGACTCAACTTGGATTCCATAAATGTATTACTACATCAGAAAAACAAAAAGAATATATTTCGTCAACAATGAGAAGTGTCTCAGTTGATGTTATTGAACCAACAATTTCTGAAGTTTTTGAAAAACAAAAATTTCCACCTAAAACAATTATTGGTGTACACACAAGAGACCATAGAGATACGGTAAATTTAATTAAAACTTTTTATACTAAATTTCCACAATACAGATGGATTACATTTAGAGATTTAAGAGGATTATCTCAAGTTGAGTTTACAAACGCAATGAAAGAAAGTTTTGCATCCGTATGGATTGATAATATTAGTTCATTTGGTACATTCCCACTTGAATCTATGAAGATGGGAATACCTGTTATTGGATTGGTACCTAATATCACACCTGAATGGATGAATGAAGAAAATGGTATTTGGATCAATAACCAAAATATGATTGTTGATGTTATTGCTGATTTTATACAAAATTGGTTAGAGGACAATCTTAACCCTAAATTATACGAAGAAATGGACGTAACCATTAATAAACTTTCAACCAAAGAAAAATTTGAATCGGAAGTTGTTGAATTATTTGCAAAAATGATTGACACAAGATCGGATTCTTTTGAGGCTCAACTATCTAAACTTGAAACAACTGAATAATATGGAAAATAATAAAACTATCTCGGTAATATTACCAATTAAAACTGCTAGGTCCGCAGACTTTGAGGACTTCTTTGATAGATGTATCAAATCAATTAAAAACCAAGGTGAAACCGTAAGTGAATTGGTTATCGTTTATTGCGATGATTCTCTTTTGGAAACACACATTAACTCTTATGATTTTGACGGATTAAACGTTAAATTTGAAGTATGGAAAGACGAACCTAATTTCGCTAACCAAGTCAATAGAGGTGTTGAAATATCAACGTCTAATTGGGTTTCATTAATTGAGTTTGACGATGAGTATTCAAACATATGGTTTAAGAACTCACAAAAATATATGGATATCTATAAAGATATTGAAGCATTTTTGCCAATTGTTGTTGATGTTAATGATAAAGGAGTATTTGTAGGATTTACAAATGAAGCAACATTCGCAGCAAACTTCACACAAGAACTTGGTTATTTAACTAACGAAACATTACAAATGTATCAAAATTTCCAAATTGCTGGAATGGTTATTAAAAAAGAAACTTTTTTAGAATTTGGTAAATTTAAATCAAATATTAAATTAACATTTGGTTATGAGTTCTTTTTACGTATGACTCACGCATCTGTTAAATTTTTAACAATCCCTAAGATCGGATACAAACATATGAACTTAAGAGAAGGATCTATTTTTTGGAACTACAAAAATGGTGACAACAGGTTAAGTGAAGATGAGGCTAAATTCTGGATTGAGGCGGCTAAGAAAGAATATTTCTACACCGCACAGAGGGACATAAAATATGAACCACAAGAAGTTTGATGTCCGAAAATGGTAATTTATCAAACGAAGAAATTGAAAAGAAAAAGAAGGGAAGAAAGCCCACAGTAAATAATTATTTTGACGTAAGAGAAGAAGATGCGGTTAGGGCCTACCTAATCGCAGAATCTTCTGAGGAGAAGAATAAAATTTATAACCAGTTTTTAAAAAACCCCTTAGATAAAATGATATCGTCAATTATTAGACGATATAAATTATACAGAAGAGACATGGACTTTGAGGAGATCCATATGGATACTCATTCATTTTTAATGACTAAAATAGACAAGTTTAAGCCGGCTAAAGAGAAAAAGGCTTATTCTTATTTTGGAACTATCTGTAAAAATTATCTTATGGGACAAATTTTGAAAGACCAAAAAGAAATGAATAGAAAAATATCTTATGAAGATATTTCGGGTGATGTTCATAATATGCCAGATATGATTTATTATATTGATAATGAAGATGTAAGTTCTGAAGAAATTATAAAAAAATTCCTTAATGAACTTAAAGATAATATGAATGAACCAAATATATCTGAACAAGAAATAAAATTGGGTGAAGCTTTAACTGATATTTTCACAAATTATGGGGTAATTTTCCAAGAAACATCAAATAATAATAAGTTCAATAAGAACATTATCCTGTTTGAATTAAGGGAAATGACCAATTTAAGTACAAAAGAAATACGTAATTCATTAAAAAGATATAAAAAAATATACTTTCATATCGTAAATGAATTATTAAAATAGAATAAAAAATACTTATAGATATGGGAAGGCCGACAAAAAAAGAAATTAATCTAACTAAGGAATCAATGTTATCTTTGATGCAAGAGATTTATAATGAACTTGTAGAACAAAGAAATACCGCAATTAGAATACAAAACAAGATGTTAACAATGATGAAAGAACCGGAAGATATGACTCTTATTGGTCCTGTTATTGAAAAACAACAAAAGATTATTAATGATTGTGTAGATAAAAAATTATCTCTTTCAAAACTACAAGCACAAATTTGGCAAAAATCTCAGGAGAAACAAGAGGATAATTTTACTTTGTCAGATTTAGATCTTGATGATGATACATTTAAAAGTTTAATTGATAAAGATACCTCAACAGATAATAGTTACAAACTGAATAAATAATGGCACAGGATACTGAAGATGGTTTTAATGAAGTAGATAAAAAAACAACTACACTCAAAAAGTATAAGAAGGTTAGTGGTGATATTCAAGATCTACGAAAAAAGGCTGGAAAAACTTTAGAAAAGAAAAAATCTGAAACTTCCACACAACTTTCTGACGCAAAAAAATTAAAAAACAAATATCAAAAAGAAATTAAAACTCAATTTGATAAGTTGTTAGATTTAAACTTTTTGTCATTGGGTGCGGGTAAAAGTAGTCAAGGTTATCTTAAAAAAACTTTTACAAAGGCAATTAAAGAAATTACACCAAAATTAGATGATATTTTATTGGAATTAATGTTAAGCGCCGTAGGTTGTTCTCAAGATCAAGAATTTGTTCCTCAGACGATTTATATTAGAGTTAAGTCCGTTGACTTACTTAACACATTAAAAGAGGATCCTGCAACAGATGTAGGTAAATTATTATATGAAAAGAAAAGTATTCAATATAGTAGTTTTCCATTTTCAATGAATAAGGAATTATATAATAGAACTCAAAATATTAACCAACCATTTAGTGTTCCGGCATCAGGACAAAGTTATCTAGGTACGTCAGGTCAAGAATTATTTGATATTTCATATGTTGAGTCTTACGTTGATCCAACAACTTCACAAACAATACAAGGTAACTTTTTTAAAGTTGATTTAAAGAATAGAATAACCACAAATAAAGTTTCTGAATTTTTGAAAGATTATTTTACAACAATAAAACTTTTTGATGAGACTAATTTCTTTGCAAATCTTATGAATCAATTGACAGGTGCGGTTTCAATTAAAAAAGGAGATGGTAATGCCGATTTAGAAGATCTACAAAAAATATTATTAATTATTCAAAGAATATTAGGATTGTGTTTTGATAACACTAAAGAGATTGATGTGTCAGGAATTGCAAAATTGTCGGAAAATGATAATGTTGACGAATCCTTCTTTGAGTTTACAGACATTGATTTACGTTTTATTGATTCAAGAGTTTCTGATATTAAACTAGGTGTTGTTGAATTTGAAGAATGTGATACCGTTAAATTACCCGTTGACTCGGATAGTATTACAAACGCATTAAATAATCTTATTTTTGTTGATGGTAAAAATAACTCAAATAGTATTGATGATGCATCTAACTTAACTGATGTTTTAACTAAAAATCCAGGGTGGTTTCCTTTAGAGATAAATATTGATTTATCATTCCTAAAGGAATTCCCAAAAGCAATGGTATCTACGGTACTTTCACCTAAAGTGGTTTTACCATTGATGATAACAACAAAATCATTAGGACAAAATTTAGATTTACAAATTAGTTCATTTATGGATTTTGCAAAAAAACTTAAATCGTTCTTTATTAAATTTGCATCAATGGTTGGAGAAATTTTTGTTAAAATTTTATTTGACATAATTAAAAAAGATATTTTGAATTTAGTCAAATCTGTAAATTTAGATGTAATTAGAGGGTTAAATAATAAAAGATTAAATACAATATTATCTTTAACTGAATTAATAATTGCAATTGCTAAAATTATAAAAGATTTCAGGGAATGTAAAAGTGTGATTGATGATCTATTAAATGCATTAAAAATCGCATCAAAAGGATTTGGTGGAGACATCCCATTACCATTATTATTAACTTCAAAACTTTTAAGTGGTTATTCCTCAGATAGGGCATTTTTAAATGTTATTGCAAATTTTGAAGAATTGGGGTTACCAACAGGTACAATGCCAGATGGAAGTCCTAACCTAATGTTAGCGGCAATGAAGGCGTTATTGGATGGGTCAGATCAAGAAAACGCTTCAAATGGTAAATCACAAATTGCAATATACCCACTAAGTATAACACCAATTGGACAAACAATACCAATAGTTTGTTATGGTAAATAAAATATAAAACAATGGATAATAAAGTACAATCACAACAAGTTGTGGAAATTATTAAAGAACACAAAGTTAGACCTAATAAAGATCTAATTTTGGCTATGGAATTTATTAAAAAAGATTTTGATATTACAAAAGAAAATTTAATTAAAATGACAAGTCATTTAGACAAATTAGAATTAACATATAATACACTATTAAAAGAATATCAAGCAAGAAATGTGGTTCAAAAATAAAAATTTATTTCCGGGTTATGTAAAAGATAATAAAGACCCAATGATGTTGGGTAGGGTACGAGTTGTACCTACCCTTGAAAGGTATGAGGATTCTTTACCCGAAGATTGGAATGAAGAAAATGATAAGTGGACGGCAAAAGATCCATTTGTATTTTTACCATTGTTACCATACTACATTAATCAGGTCCCAAAAGAGAATGAATATGTTAATCTAATTTATTACGACAATCGTGAAAGATTGGATGCAAATAAATTTTACATTCAAGGTCCAATAACAAGACCCCAAAATAATTCTAAAGAAGATTGGAAAAACTCTCAGTCTATGTTGGCAACTGGAGAATTTTTCAAACAGGCAAATCAATTAAGAGATCGTAAAACAGGGATTACTGACCCAAAAATTTATGGAATATACCCCGAACCTGGTGACAACGCAATATTAGGTAGAGGAACCGCAGATGTTGTTGTTAAAGAAAATGATGTGTTAATACGAGCAGGTAAATTAGACCCTCTTAAATCTTCAAGTGCCGATTTTAATATACCCGTACCAAATGATAAAAGATCATTTTTACAAATATCCACATCTCCTTTAGAAAAAATTAAAGGTGAACCAAAAGACTTTGTCTTATACGTCAAAGAAAGTAGACAAGTTAAAAATTTGGTTGAGTGGGAAATTACAAATCTTGCAACAACAGGATCAACTTTTGATGGTAGTGTAAAATTATATAGTTTAATTCCAGTTCCTGAAACATTATCTAATAAAATTTTCCTTACTTCTGATTTAGATAGTTATAAAGGAACAACATTATATGAATTAAACTTTACCGGTAAAACTTCTGAAGAATCTTTAACAATAATTAATGATTTTATTAAAGGTGTTAATATTGGTAAAATAAATATTGATGGTTATCTTTCATACCCATCACAAGATGGATCTAAATTGGAAAATCAATTTCCATTTGTGTTTACTCCAACAAAAAGTAATACTGAAATATATTTAAATGCAAGTATTGATACCCCAAGTGGTTTAACTGAATTTAATAATATTTTGGATTTTTATTCAAAAACTAAATTATCACCTCAAAATAAAGAGTATGGTTTTGGTCTTGTTTGGATACAAGATGTTTTAGGTGAACAACTTGAAGTTAAAATAACTAAAGTTGCAAATGACACATTTGAGGCAGCCCCAACATCATATGGTGTCATGGGTGGTGATTTTCTTTATTTGTTATCACATAAATCAGTTATCCCAAGTAAAGGCACTCCGATTGATCTAAAAAATACATTATACGGTATTGATCAACCAACGTTAACAGATACGATTTACGGTAAAACAAATTCAATGGTTAGGGGGGAAGAGTTAATGACGTTCTTAAGTCTAATTGTTGACTTTATGTTAGGTCACGTACATAACTTTCCAGGAAATGCACCTATAGAAGAATACCCAAATATTCCTAGCGGACCTTCAGCCAAAAAGATTAAAGAAATACTTAATAATTCTCAAAATACAATATTAAATCAAAATATTAGGATTAATTGATATTTATATTAAAAACGTAAATGTCAATAAATAATTCATATTTCAGTAGGAATAATACTTTAATATCTGATAGTCTTGTTAATTCAGGGAGAAATCCTGTTACCGAATTATTTTATGGTGATGGAAGTCTTCTAAACCCAATTGGATTCACACGTTTTATCTTTGATTTAGACCTTACTTTATTAAAAGAAAAATACCAAAATGGTGTTATAAGTGAGGGGTGTAATTCAGACACAACTCATACTTTAAGAATGACTAATACAAGTTATTTTGATAAAGAATTATTAAACACTTCCACATCTCAAGGTAGACTAAGAGCAACGTCATTTGACTTAATTTTATTTAGAATACCACCTAACTCCTTATCGGGAACTTCTCAGAATTGGGATGAGGGTGTTGGTTATGATTACTATGATCAAGTAACTGGTATACCAAGTGATAAGAACTATTCAGATAGACCATCAAATTGGTTAGAAACCACAACAATTACGGATTGGCAAGAACCAGGAATTTATAGTAATACAAACACAGGGTCATTTAATTATAATCAGTTACAAATTATTGATACACAACATTTTGAATTTGGTGATGAAAATGTAGAGTTTGATATGACAAGTGAAATTAACTCTATTTTAAATGGATCGCTAACAGGTGTAACGGGTTGGGGAATTGCTTACTTACCTCAAGTTGAAAACTTAACAGGTACAACAGGTAATTATTCTGTTGGATTTTTTACAAGACACACTCAAACATTCTATGAACCATTCTTAGAAACAAACTATAATGATTCAATTGAAGATGATAGAAATTCATTTTCATTAGGTAAAATTAATAAACTATACTTATATATCTTTGAAGATGGGGATTTTCAAAACTTAGATAACAATCCTTTAGTAACAATTGGTGATCAATCGGGAACTCCAATACCGGGTCTTATTAATTTACCATCTTGTCAGGTAACAAAAGGTGTTTATGAAGTAACAATACCACCATTACTTGGATATAAAACTCCATGTATTTTTACCGATACTTGGTCAAACATTTTATTAAATGGTTTTTCATTACCTAATGTAATAAATGAATTTGTAATTTACCCATTACAGAAATCAATTCAAATTGGAACAACAACTAATGATCCTGCGGTATATGGTTTTGATTATTATGGAATTAAACAAGATGAAAAAATATTAAATACCGATATTAGAAAAGTTGGTGTTATAATCAAGAAAGCATATACCACTAACCAACAATTACCAAAAATTGAAGGTCAGTATAGAGTGTATGTTAGAGAAGGTCAAACCGAAGTACAAGTACAAGATTGGACAAAACTTAATAGAACTCCAAATGAGTACTATTTTATATTTGATACAAGGGATAAGATTCCAAATGAATATTATATAGATTTAAAAGTCATTTCTAGTGGAGAAGTAAATACTTATAAGAGACAGATTAAATTTCAAATCGTAAATAAAAAATAAAGATATTTATTAAATAAAGATATGGCAAATTTTATATTAGAACAATGTTCATCATCAAATCAATTCATAGTTGGGTTTGGTGTAAGTTTTACCCCAATAACGGGACAAACTTATTCATTTAGTAATGGACTAACAGGAGAAACTATTTGTGGTACCATAATATCTGGTACCGCAGAAGTAACAACATATTCGGCAATCACCCAATATGATAATTGTAATGAATGTATTATTGATACACCAAGAAGTGCAAATACATTAGTTACTATTTGTGTTGAAATATGTACAACAGGAGACACTGGTACTTCTGTAGTATCAGTAAACCCACCTCATCCGGTATATACCGATGGATATGGCACACCTGTAACACAATTAAACATGGTTACATTAGGAGGTCCTAACGGATTAAATAATTAAAACAATGAAAAGAGTAATAAGATTAAATGAAACGGACATTACCAATTTGGTAAAAAGAGTCCTTAATGAACAGAAAAGTGAACGATATATGTTCTTTTCAAATTTAGAACAAATGAGAAGACAATGTGATTTATTATTAGATTTTGATCGTAGTGAGGTTGAATCTATTTTAGATAATGGACATGACTGGGCTCAAGATCATATTTCTGAGGCTAAAAACAATATGGATCAAGTATTTGATTTCATGATGAATGAAACCACAAGAGACGGTATGAAATCATCTAAGAATATTGATGATGAAGATATGGTCATGATGGAAGGAAAGAAAAAAGTAGGTACGCCTCTTTGTGCAAGAGGTTTGGCGTCCGCCAAAGCAAAATATGACGTTCACCCCTCAGCTTATAGTAATGGTCACGCAGTACAGGTTTGTAAAGGAAAAATTAAAGGGTTAGACGGTAAAAGACATTGTTCAGGAGCTTATTGTTAAAAATTTTTTAAAAATATTTTTTTATTCAAATAATTTATATATATTTGTAGATACATAAACTTTATACAAATATGAAAAACAGAGTAAAAAGATTCTTAAGTAGATTAAAAATTAAATTTTATATTTGGTCAAAAAAATCTTCAGGTATTATACCAACTTATCAAGATGAAACCCTATCATATGAAAAGACCTGTTTTAAGATATGTCTTAAAATAATTCAACATAAAAATACAGAATTTATGATCGCTCCAATGTCTGATAAACGTTATCTTAAAAATGACGATATGAAAATTTTCATAACAATGACAGATCGTAGAGTTGAGATCACTAATCACGTTTATAATTATAATGTTAAACTACATGATAGGGATTGGGAAAGATTGACATATATTTTTGATCTTGAGGCAGATAAGAGAAGACTTAAGTATGAGGGTGATGTTAATTCACAAATTACTAACTCTCTACACAATATCTTAGACCGAGTTTCTAATTTCAATTAAAATATTATTAACTAAGGAATCTACGGATTCCTTTTTTGTTTTATATGATGTCATTATTGGTTTTTGTCCTTTTCCTGTTTGTGTGTCTTTTTTTTCTGAGGTTCTTTTTTGTTGGCAGGCAGATCTTTTTTGTGAATCGCTCATTTTACCTGCAACTCCAGCTGCCCTACATTTAGGGTAAGATCCTTTAGATGTATCCTGTCGTCCACAGGGAGGGTGTTTGCCGTCAACTTTACTACAAATGTTAACCCAAGGTCCTTTTGGTTGAGAAGACCCTTTAGGTTTCTTCTTTTTACCAAACCAAACTGCAAGATCTTCCATTAAAGTATCATCTGTTATTTCAACCCATTCATTTACAGGTACAATTTTTTTATTTTTACCAGGTGTTTGGTTAATATTATTACCATCATCATCACTAAATGTTGAGTTCGGGTGTTTCTTAATATAATTTGTAACTTTTTTTGCTTTAGACTCTATTTTTTTGATTTGTTTTTTTGTTTCATCCATTGACCCGTCATAACTATCAAATTCTAACATTGGACTATCGTATTTTGATACAGGTATTGTGAATGGTCCGTTTTGAGAATTTTTAAATTTTCTAACACCTAACTGCATTGGTGCAATATATGAACCTCTACTCCCACCACTATCTGAAGTTGCTTCAGATAAAACTTTCTTTATTATTTGATTTAAATCCATAATTTGTCTACTATTATAAATATCAACACAATACAAAATGGAAGAACAAGAAAATGAATTATTTGGTAACCTGTTTGGAACCATAAATTTACTAAGTGAAGAACATTTAGACGCAATTCTTATATCTATGAATAAAGATCACGCCTTATATTATTTAATTGAGTCAGTTAAAGCATCACATAAACGTGGTGCATTTACAATTGGTGAATCTGAAGTTATATCAAAAGCCATTAGAGTATTGTCAAAATTGGAAGAACCTAACCAAACTATTGATAAATAAAAAAAGGAGACAATTACTTGTCTCCTTTCTCTTATTCGGTATTTAATTGATTATCTCAATTCTCTCAAGTCAAATGTTCTAACTCCATCAACTGTGATACGTCCGTAGAAACGGTTATTAACCATTTTCTTAGCGTATCTTGTCATTATACCTTTAATAGGTGTAAAGTTGAATGGATTGTACATTGTAGGTGTCAATTGTAGAGGTACGTACGGTGCGTAGATGTAACCTGTGTCTAACAATGATGTTCCTTTGTGTCCTACTAACACTGTGTTAGCTGGGAAGTAAGGGTCACGGTAAACTTGGTAACGTCCTGCAAGAGTACCTACTCTTTCAATACCCATGTTATACTGATCTTGCTCAGGAGATGCGTTAGATACGTGGAAGTATTCTAAGTCATCAAAGATAGCTGAAATCTCAGAAGAAACTACGATCCAGTTAGCTCCACCTCTCAATGTAGATTTGTGGATTTGTGCTGACAATTGGTTAATCGCAGTAATCAAAGTTTGATTCCAATCTTTTTGAGTGTAAGATGTAGTTAAAGACAATCTTCTCCATCCGTTGTAATCCCAACGTAAGTTCCAAGCCGATCCTTTTCTCAAGTCACGTAAGATCTCACGGTCAATCTCAGCTGCAACTTGCTCAGATAACAATGCAGTTAACTCAGCTTCAGCGTCGATGTTATGGAATGCAGCAACGTCTTGAGCTAACTCAGGAGACCATTGTGCTCTTAGTTTTCTTTCAGTTACAGAAACAGTTACTGATTCTAAATCAAAAGAAACCTCACCGATTTTATCTTCAAACTCTAAGTTTTTGTATCTTCTGTAAACCGCAGTAAATGCAGTAGCTTGAGCGATAGCACTTAAAGTTGTTCCTGTGTATCCGTCTAATGTAGTACCACAAGTAGCACATACAGGACAAGATAAATCAACTTCTAAATAGATACAACCTTCTTCATCACAGATATCGTTGTAAGAACCACCATTTCCTGTTGATGCGTAAGAAGTTTGAGCTTGACTACCGTATTTAACGATTCCTTTACCGTAGATTTGAGTAACAACTCTAAACAATAATGGACCAGTCCCTAATTCACAAGGTGAACCTGCCGCAACTACTAAACCTGAATTTGCGATAATTTTTAAATCAGATAAGAAAGTTTCAGTATCCATCTCGTTACCATCAGGTCCGATTAATTTACCTTGACCAGCTCTGTTAAAGTCACACATTTTGATAATAACTTTTCTTGTTCCTGTAGTTGCAGTGTATTGTGAATTATCATCACCCGCATTTTCTAAGGTACTACCACTCCAAACTTGTACGTTTGTTGCCGCAGTAACTGCAGTCCATTGACCTTTAGAGTAATCAAACAATCCTGGAGGATCTAAACCTGCTTCACCACCTTCATAAAATAAATCATAAAGATTTTTAGAGTATGATGTACCTGTTCCACCTGGGTATCCTGCGTTGTCTGCCGGTGCAGGTCCATTTGGTGATCCGATTGGTGAATAATGTTCTCCACCGTTAGCAGTTGAATTATCATATCCTTGGATACGAGGTACAAAGAAGAACAATTTACCGATTGGTAAGTTCATTGCTTGTACAGAAACGATGTCGTTAGCCAACAATTTAGAGAAAACTCTTCTTACGATAGGGAAAACAACTGTTTCGAATGCTCCGTTAGAACCTTCAGAAGTTGCTTCGTTAATCAAGAAAGAAGCTTGGTTTTCATATAACTGTGCTACGTTTTCTTTTAGGTGGCCTTTAAGGCCTTCAAGGAATCCTAATTTATCCCATTTGTTAATAGTATCTTCTTTGATAACTTTAAGGTGTTTTAACCCGATGTTACCAACAAGACCTGATTCTAATAATGCTCCCATTTTTTTGGTTTTTTATTTTTTTAGTTTATTTTTATTTTATTTTTCCCATTAAATCTTTCATTCTCAAGAACTGAGGATTCTCATAAGTTTTAGATTCAATCAAATTAACGGCCGATCCTGATACAGGAGTTTTAGTAACCGATTTTTCGAATGACTCATTAATAGAGTTTTCCTTAGTTGTTTCAGATGAGAATTCATCTTTTAATGATTTATAAAGACTTTTAGATTCTTTAAGTGTTTCAACATTGTCGAATCGTCTAAGTATATTTATTTTTTCTTGTTTTGTTGTTGAATGTTCTGTAAACAGTCTAGTTGCGTAAGCCAAATTAGAGTTAAAGATAGCCACTTCATTTAATTTAGTTCTGAAAAGATTCAAAGCCTTTCTGTACTCTTCATTTTTAGACTTTAGTAATTCTACTTCAGTTTCACTAATGTGTCGAGGAGCTGCTTTTGGTTTTGGTAAACCCTTTCTTCCAAATTTTGTTCCCGCACCTAATGTACGTGAAGCTTCTGTAGTTTCTCTTCTCTTTTTAATTGGTCTGTATTCACCATCTAAATTTTCTCCATCTTTATAAGAGAATTTTTTAGCACTTCCTGTATTGATCATTTTTTTACCTTCTTTTTGTTTGGTAGTTTTATAATCCATAACTTGTCCGTACTTGAATTTAGGTGAACCCATTCCAACGCCTTTAGCTTTAAATTTTGATTCCATTACATGATCCAAATCTTCTTCATCTAATTCTTCATCTTCATCGGACATACCGAAGTCATCCATTTCAATTTCATACAAAGTTTCATCAACATTAGTTTCGTACATTGGAGTTTCATACATTTCTTCATTACGACTCATGCGTCTTGGTCTTTCTTCAAAATCCATTTCTTCGTCATCCATATCATCAGACATACCGAAGTCATCCATTTCAATTTCGTACAAAGTTTCATCTAATGTAAGATCTTCACCTTCACCTTCATCTTCATCTTGTTCATCAAGTTCATCTTGATATTGTTCAGAAAGTTGGATGAAATAATCAGCTCCAGTTTCAGGATCTGATAATGTAATGTTATTATTCGCATCTTTCTTTACGATAACTCCATCTTCATCACTCATAGATTTGAAAACTTTAATTACATCTGACATATCTGCTCCAGTCATGTCAATTGCATCTTCATCTTCCATACCCATGTCAATGTCTTCAATGTCGTCATCTTCCATGTCATCATACATAGCCATAGGTTCAACACCTAAATCTACATCCTCAACATCATCTACTTGACCTTCAGGTTCAACAACCTCTTCTTCGTCTTCAACGTCAATCTCTTCTTGTTCTCTAAGAGATTCTTTTACTAATGAGCCGATTTCATTCTTCATTGTAGAAGAAAGTATTCCTTTTGCATTTTCTTTAAGAGCTTCTTCCAAACTTCGAATTTGGAATAATGCGTCTTCAACAACTGATTTTTTGTTCATCTATAGTTTGTTTTACAATATAAATAGTAGGTAAATTAAAAAAATTCATTTTTTCTAATTATTAGGCAAAAAAAATGGGTACAACTAATGTCATACCCATTTTAAAAATTAATTAAAAATTAACTAATTACCTCATCAATTTTACTTTCAGTGATTGATGTAATTCTCCAATCCATAGTATAGTGTTCATACACTTTAGTTACTTTTGCCTCAACATCAGTTGGTGTATAACCTAATACTAATTTTTCTTCTCTTGTTTTTTTTACTTTTCCTGATTCAGTATCTAATAAATCAGATGTGATTTTAGCCACAAAATACTTTTCTCCTTGTTCCATAGTTTTTTTTATTTATCTAAATAATCGGTTAATCTTTTCATTAAGTCAAGCGATTTGTTACCACTTTCACCAACATGACGATCTACTGACATTTTTTTTTCTTCGTCTAAGCTTTCCTCATACTTCATTCTATCATTCTTATCTTGGAAAAGATAAGCTCCAGGTGTTGATGGTGAAGACACTAAGTCAAAACAAATAAGTTCAAAATCATCTTGTACTTCATTTTGTTCTCCCACCTTTTTAAGGGATCCTACACCACGAGAAGATATACCTAAAGTAACTCCTTGTCGTAAGTAGTTTGCCGCCAAATCTCCCTTAGTAGAAACAATCCCTCTTTCATGGAAACCAGGACTTGTTAATAATTTAAGTTTACCTAATAATACAGGTCCCTCCCACCATATATCTGTTATTAGGTGTGATACACGATCTAAATCAATTAAAGAAGACTCAGGGTGGTTTAATTCAGATAATGAGGTTCCTTTCTCAATTATCTTTCTATAATTTTCCGATTCTCTCTTTAATATCTTCTCAGGGTATACTCTACCATTTCTGTTAGGTGTGTTGTATTTTTGCAGAACTGCATAAAATTCAAATGGTTTTGAATGGTCCAAATGATTTGACGATTCTTTTAATATCTCGTAATTACGACCTTCTTTTGGGTTAATATATCCTGCATCGTATTCAATAAGAATTCCCTTACCTGTATCTCTAGGCCCTAAAATTTTATATTCACTCATAATAAGTTTTAGTTATAAATATTAGGCCGTTTCCGTTTTTACTTTAATTGGTTTAACATTACCTGTTTTTGTTAAATAAAATTTGAAATTAGGGTTGTTTATCAAAACGTCTGAATAAATTTCTTTTACTAATAATTTAAGTGTTTTCTTTAATTTTAAGGATTTGAAATCTATTGGTTCATTTAAAAATAGATTAATTTCTAAATTCATAAATGATTTCTTTTTTAGGTGTAGACCGCTTGTTCTAAGATCTAAGTCCACTATAAATTTATCGTCAAACATTGTCTTATCTAATTTGTGATAGACCGTATGTTTAATTGATCTGCTCATATTAAGGACAACTCTTGTCCAATTTTCGGAGTCTTTTTTTGGTTCAACCCAAGTTTGGATGTTTAGGTAGAGAGATTTAAACTCTTTTGAATCTACCGTCCCATAGACTATTTTAGATGTTCTAAAGCCATTGATTTTTTCGGTTTTGCCTTTTTTCATAAATTTTTTTCATACTGATATTGTTTATTTTAGATAATAATAACTAATTTTGTGGTATATATCAAATACATAAACTACTAACAAAAAAATATGCTGATTGTAAAAGTTAATAAAAATGGGGGGATTGAAAAAGCTCTAAAAGAATTAAAAAGTAAGGTTATTAAAACAAGACAAAACACCCATCTTAATAACAGAAAAGAACATACAAAAAAATCTGTCCTTAAGAGACAGATTTTAAATAAAGCGATTTACAGACAAAAACAAATACCTAACAATTAAATATTTTCATTTAATTGTTTTAATTTAAAATAATTTAATTTGTCGTAATTTTCTATTTGTAGTTTTTCTATTGTTTCGTTAATTTTTTGATTAGTTTCGGAATCTTCATTTTTAGATAATAAAGTTTCTAATTTTTCAATTACATCTTCTTTAAGAAATCCATATTTTTGATTAAGTTTTTGATCGGGAGTGTTTAATATAACATTAAGTTGTTTTTTCTCACTTTCGGTTAAACTATCAATATGTGATTTAATTGTATTGTTTGCCACCTCAATCATAGATTTTAATGGAACTTCAATTACTTCTTTTTCTTTTGATGGATCTTTCTTAAGATTTTCAGAAATAGTTTTTTTACTTCTTAATTTTTCTTCTAGTGTAGATGCGTTAGACGAAAATAAATTGTCAATGTCCTGATACCTATTTTCTGAAACAATATGACCTACCCACATATTAAGATCTTTAAGGTCGTTTTTTTCTACTTTAGAAATTGTATTCTCAAATAATATAATACTTTCGTTAATATATTCATTTATAAAAGATTCATTTAAACCTTTGTTTTTACTAAGTTCATCATATAAAAAATAAAGTGTACTTAGAGATTTGTTTTTTAATATAAGTTCTTCAAAAACAAACATATTTTTTTTTAGAGAATCTTTTTTATAAGATTCAACTAAACAATCTTCAATCCTTGATTTTAATATTCCAAATTTCATAATTTTTTTTTATTATAAATATCAATCATTTAGTAATTTGTTTAATTGATCTTCCATAGACCCCAAAGAATTTCTACCTTTTGATAAATCAATAAACGTATCACCCAATATATTATCATTTTCTAATAGTATATTTAAGTTATCTTTTTTTGATTCACCTACAGGCATTTCACCTCCCATATCAGGTGGTGGTGGTGGCATTGCCCCTCCTCCCATATCAGGTGCTGCTCCAGGTTCTGGTGGTGCTCCTCCCGCATTTTGTGTTGTTCCTGTTGTAGTATGGTAAAGTTTATCCACATTATCAAATAACCCTGTATGTGTGATTATAGTTGCGGTATTATCTAACTCAGCGGATACCGCTCTTTCTAATCTTATTTGTTGTACTTCAAGTTTAATATCTTCATCAGAGAAACCAAAGATATGTTTTTTAGCCCAAGTAGCAGATGTTGCTTGAATTGATTTAGGAATCTCACTAACCATATCTTTATACAATATTACCTTTTCTTTCCATACGTCAATCATTAATAGATCGGCTTGTTTAGATGGATTTGTTAAACCTAAGGTAAAGTTGTGCAATTCATCCTCAAACCCTAATAAGAATAGGTGGATGATTGCAATTTTATTTAATTCAGCAATAATTGCCTTTTGTATTTTATTAATTGTTCTTGCAAATCTAATATCCAATAAAGATAGATTTTTACCATCTCCAAGAACTTCCTCAAAACCTAAATACGCTTTTGGAATTCTAAGTGCGGTTAATAATTT